ATCCGGAGCGCTAGGGTGTGTGATGGCGATATCTAAGGGAACCGAGGGTCCATATGATATGGAATCTAATGCAACGGTGGAGGGAACATCTGGTTGGTTTATTGGACAAGATCTAGGGGCTGGTACTTCATACGTCCCCTTTAGATCGCAGAGGCTTTTTCGCTTAGTGGGCCGCGGCCATGGCGAGTGGCTACAGAAGAATTGTAAGGTTTCAATTGCGAATATTCGACCTTCAACTACAACTGTTAGTGAGTTTGGTACTTTCTCTATTCTCATTAGAAACCTGCATGATACCGATAATGCTATTGAAATTCTAGAAAGATTTGATAACTTAAATCTCGATCCCACGTCACCAAGTTATGTGGCGCGCGCCATTGGCAACAAGTACATGGAATGGGATACTACGAATAAAGTCCTTAAGACCTATGGCGACTATGACAACAACTCTAAGTTCGTTTATGTTGAAATGAATACAGATGTTGATGCTGGCGCAACCGATGATT